CAGAAGCGCGTCCTGCTGCAAGCCGTTGCGGGTATCGGCCACAACGCGGCCGGCATCATCCCGGAGGAAATGAAGATCGAGTTCCAGGATGCGGCCAAGGGGACGGACGCGGCGCACCTGTCGCTGATCAACTATATGGAGCGCAGTCAGTCGAAGGCGATCCTTGGGGGCACCCTGACCAGCCAGGCGGACGGCAAGAGTTCGACGCATGCGCTGGGCAACGTCCACAATGAGGTGCGGCACGACCTGATGGTGTCCGACGCGCGCCAGCTCGAACGCACGCTCATGCGCGGGCTCATCTACCCGCTGATGGCGTTGAATATGAGCGACGTCGATCCGCGCCGCTTGCCGAAGATCGTCTTTGAGACGCGCGAGCCCGAAGACATGAAGCTCTACGCGGAGTCGCTCCCCAAGCTGGTGGGCATGGGCATGCCGATTCCGATCGACTGGGCACGCGAGAAGCTGTCCATCCCGGCCGCGAAGGATGGCGACAAGCTGCTCACCATTCCGCAGCCGCTGATGGCGCTGCCGCCCGAGTTCCGACCGCTGGCCGATCCGACCAGCACGCGGCCGGACAAGCCGGCCCGGCTGACCTACCGAGCGGTGCTGACCAATGCGCGCGGCGAGGTGATCTACCCGGACCAGCACGCGCTTGACCAGGCGGTGGACAACCTGCCTGGTGCCGAGCTGAACGCCGGCATGGCCACGCTGCTGGCGCCGGTCATCGAAGCCATCCACAACGGCCAGACGCCAGATGACGCCATCGAGGCGCTGCTGGCAGCACAGCCAGGCATGACGGAAACGCAAATCGCCGAGCTGCTCGCGCGCGCCATGTTTGTCGCGGACATCTGGGGGCGGCTCAATGGCGGCAATTGACCTGCAGTACGTGATCGGCCTGCCCCCAGAGGAGGCCATCAAGTTCTTCGAGTCAAAGGGCTACCAGATCGGCTGGCGGTGGCAGGACGTGTGGGCTGAAGCCCATGCGCGTGCCTTCACCGTGGCCGGCATCATGAAGGTCGACGTGCTGCAGGACATCCGCGTGGCGCTCACGGATGCGTTAAAGAACGGCAAGACCCTGGAGCAGTTCAAGAACGAGCTGACCCCGGTCCTCCAGAAAAAGGGCTGGATGGGGCGCGGCGACGTTGTCGACCAGGGCACGGGGGAGATCGAGGGACGCCGCCTAACGCCGCGCCGCCTGAATACCATCTTCAGCACGAACATGCAGTCGGCGTACATGGCCGGCCGCTTCAAGACGCAGATGGAGCAGGTCGACGAGCGGCCGTACTGGGAATATGTCGCCGTCCTGGATAACCGCACACGCCCAGCCCACGCAGCCCTGTCCGGCTCGGTCTACCGCTACGACGATCCGTTCTGGTCGACCTTCTACCCTCCCAACGGCTACCACTGCCGCTGCCGCGTGCGCACACGCACGCGCGCATGGCTCGAAGACAAACACGGCCCGGTGTACGACAGCGACGGCCGTCTAGTCCAGGTCGAGGTAGTCGATCGCTCCGGCACAAAGCGGCCGGCGATCGCGTACAAAGACCCGACGACAGGTCGGAAGCTGCTGCCCGATCCGGGGTTCGGTTTTAACCCCGGCCGGGAGTGGCAGCGCCCGTTCACGCCGCCTCCGCTGGACAACGTGCCCCGAACCTTCCCGCATGGCGGCGAGCTGCCCGAGCTGCCGGTGCCCACCCGCGTGCCGGCAGCGAACCTGCTACCGGCAGGCCAGACGCCGCAAGCCTATGCGCAGGCGTTCCTGCAGGAGTTCGGGCTGAAGCTGGGCGAGTCCAAGGTGTTTGAGGATGCGGCGCGCGGCCCGTTGGTCGTGTCCGACGATCTGTTCAAAGCCGGCGACGGCACCTGGAAAGCCGACAAGGATGGGCGCGGCCCATACATGCCGCTGCTGGCCCAGGCCGTCAAGACACCCGACGAGATCTGGCTGCGCTGGGAAGAGCGGCGCGATGAGCCCGGCAAGTGGCTGCTCAAGCGCCGCTATATCAAGTCCTGGGAGGTCGACGGGCAGGACGGCCCGCAGTACGGACTGAGCGTGTTCGAGCTGGGCCAAGACGGCTGGAGTGCGTCGACCGCCATGATGTCGAATGCCGATCGGGGCGAGTCGGCCCGGCGCCGTTACATCGAGCGCCAGCGGGATGGCTTCTTGCTGTACCGCAAATGAAACGACCCACCGCGCCGCCGCACGATGGGTCACTGTGCAGCTCCTTTGGACGCGCCCGGCGGGGGCCTGTACGGCTGCAATCAGTATGGATTGGAGTATAGACCATGTTCGAGATCGTCATCGACGACAGCCAGTTTGCGCAGACGCTCAAGCGCCTGGTGCGCCTCGGCACCAATGCCACGCCCGTGATGCGAACCGTAGCCGGCTTGCTGGGCGACGCGGTGGAGGAGAACTTCAAGCTGGAGGGACGCCCCAAGTGGCTCGGGCTCAAGCCGTCGACGCTCGCCGGCCGAGTGGGCTCCCAGATCAAGCCAGGCCGTGGCATTCTGAAATCCGGCGCCTGGAGCCTGGCGGTCGGGCAGCGGGCGGCGGCCAATGTCAAGATCCTGCAGCGCTCCGGCCGCCTGGCGGCGAGCATCACCCAGGCATGGAGCGGCGACACCGCGCAGGTGGGCTCCAACCTGGTCTATGCGGCAATCCAGAACAACGGTGGCCAGACCAAGCCGCACGCTATTGTGGCGAAGAACGCGAAGGCGCTACATTTCAACGGTATCTTTGCCAAGAAGGTGAACCATCCCGGCTCGAAGATTCCGGCGCGGCCTTACCTGACGATCACCGATGGGGACGGTGTGCAGATCGAGGAAGCGGTGGCGAACTATCTGCGCCGGATTGTGGGTTGATCGCTTGGCGGAGGCAGAGGTGGTCAGCGAATCGCCTGCAGTTGCGCCGCGATCTGCGCAGCTGGACCGATGACGATGACCGGCTGTTCAGGCTCGAAGTAGATGTATGTTGTCTCATCGTCGTCATACGATCTCAGGTACTGAACCTGCGATGCATTTACATACACCTCTCCGCCCCCGGGGATGGGAAATTTACAGAAAGCAGCGGGCATGGTTTGCTCCGGGTCGAGTTTGCGAGGACTGGCCTTAGTAATACGATGCGCGCGTTTTCCAAGGCGCGCGCTCGGGGGTACAGCTTCTGCGCTGGCTGCCGACTACGCAAACAGCTTCTCTGGAAACGCCTTGTGTGGAATGACGTTCCTCACTGCCCCGATAGACCCGGAAACGCGGCAGCCAGCGCCCTTCGGGGCCTCAACCTTGATCCACTGCTGGTTGGTTGCATTGAGATCGACCACGGCCATAATTTCCGCCCTGTTGAGCGCGCAGATGGTTACGTCACCACACACTAGGCACAACCACACCAGATCATGCTTCTTGCAGGCGGTTGCCAAAGCCTTTAACTCGTCCATCGAAACTGTGTGGTTCCAGGACGTGTCGCCCGTCTTCCGATACTTCACAAAGACATGCCGATCCGTGTTGATGAGGTAGTGCCCATATCTGTCCGACCCCCGGTTCAGCGCCTTGAATGACTCATGTTCGGTGATCTGGGTCAGCGCCGCACCATGGTAACGATCTTGCTCCTGAATCTTCATTGCTCCCCCCTCGGTTGGGTAGTTGTAAGTGCCTGGTAACCTGGCCAAAGTCGGGCCGCCCGACGGTGGGAAGGCGCGAAAGGTTAAAACCGCGCATAAGCCGATGACGGGCGCCGCTGGCTAGGCAGATACCAGCCTAGTACAGAAAAGCCAGTGGCGAGGGTTAAACCCAACGTTAAAATCGATTCCAATCTGCAGGGGAAGCCACGTCACCCTGCCTGGGTTCTCAAAGTCGCCGTTCCCCCCTCCCTGTGCCCCCTCATCTAGGCACATTCAAGCAGTCGCCTTAAACCTCCCCGCCAGCTCGTCGGTCGTCCTGACATCCATCCACTGACCGCCTTTGCCGCCTCTCGGAAGAATGGCGGCATGGCTACGAAACGCACCGCGCTCGCCGCGCTCACCGTCGAAATCACCGATCGCACCGGCAAGTCGATCCAGCTGCTGCCGGCTGGCGAGTTTTCGGCCCGCGACGGTCGCCCCGCGTCCATTGCGGCGTGCAAGGCGTGGGTGTGCGGTTCACAACAAGCCCAAGCGTTGATTGCATCCGCCTCGCGGCAGACCAACCCAATGGTGATCGACTATGAGCATCAAACACTAAACAGCCAGCAGAACGGCCAGCCCGCGCCGGCGGCGGGCTGGTTCAAGACCCTTGAGTGGCGCGATGGCGCCGGCCTGTTCGCCACCGACGTGGAATGGACGCCGGCCGCCGCGCGCGCGATTGCTGAGCGCGAGTACCGCTATATCTCCCCCGTTTTCGAGTTCGACCCGCAGACCGGCGCAGTGCAGCGCATGCACATGGCCGCGCTCACGAACAACCCAGGACTGGACGGCATGAAGGCCGTCGCGCTGTCCGCTTTCCATTTTTCAACACAGGAGCCGCAGATGAACAAGCTGCTGCAGGCGCTGCTCACGGCCTTGGGGCTGACCGAGCAGACGTCTGAGGATCAGGCCGTCGCCGCGCTGAACGCGCGCCTGGCGCAGGCCAAGAGCGACGCCGACCAGGTCGTCGCGCTGACCGCAGAGCGCGCCAACAAGGATGTGCAGATCGCGGCGCTGACGGCTTCGGCCGGC